TCATGGGGCCACGTGTTCGTGCCCGCACTTCTGGCACGTCTTTGTACTCTGCTGCCATCCGCCCTTGAGCGTCATAGCCCCTCCACATCTGGGACAAATCAGCGCCTGGTAGCACTCCGTGTCGTAGTTGACGGCGTCGCGGAATTGCTGGTTGATCGCCCGGGCCTTGGCTAGGATGGTCTGCTGTTCTGGGGTTAGCTTCAGCATCGGGCTTAGAAAGGAACGTCGTCATCAGAGACGGGGGGCTCGGCGGAGGGAGCGCCTGTCTGCTCCTTGTCGCCCGCCTTGCCCAGGAACACCAGCCGCGAGTTTGGACCCGAGAGCTTGATTTTCGTGGTGTTGCGCTTGTTCCCATCCTTGTCCACCCACTCATCGTAGTGGATACTGCCCTCAAGGTAGACCTGACGCCCCTTGGCCAGGTAGTCTCTGGCGAGTTGGGCCAGCTTGCCGAAGACCTCCACCCGATGCCACTCAGTGCGCTCCTGCTTGTTCCCCGCCTTGTCGGTCCAGCTCTCGCTTGTAGCCAGGGAGAAGTTGGCGATCGGATCGCCACCCTGCGTGTACCGGATCTCGGGATCCTTCCCCAGGTTCCCGATTAATACGACTTTGTTAACGCTCGCCATGTGCCCTATCCTCCGCTTCTGCTTCTCGTCTGTCAACAAGAGAATTGATGTAGTCCTGCACCAGCTCTGAGCAGGACACGCCGTAGTGCTCGGCCGTCGCCCGGAGCTTGGCCAGTTGGTCGGGAGTGACGCTGACGGACATCGGCCGGCACCTCTGGGCGCCCTTCGTTCGTGGCTTCATACGTTCTCCAATGCCGCTGACAATTCCTCGCGGCTCATCTTCGGGACGGTGTCCGACCGGTACGTCCAGCCCGCGGGGATCGTGGCACCACCGGCAATCTGCGGCGCCCACGCGTAGGATGGCAGCACGCGGTATCCCTCGGGCCACTCCTGCGTCTGGCGCAATTCGTCCGGTGAAATCAGAGACTCGTGGAGCTTCTCCCCTGGCCGGATGGCCGTCTCGCTCCAATTGCCCGGCGCCATGGTCTCGGCCAGGTCCACGACGCGGAATCCTCGAAGCTTGGGGATGAAGACCTCGCCGCCCTGCATATTCCCCAGGGCGCATAGAACCAAGTCCACGGCATCAGACTGCGTCATCCAAAAGCGCGTCATCCGGGCGTCTGTCACCGGAAGGCCCTCGCCGGCCCGAAGGCGCTCGCGGAAGAAGGGGATCACGCTACCACGCGACCCGGCGATATTCCCGTAGCGCGTCACCGCGTACCGGGTCGGTCTGTCCCCGGAGTAGGCATTCCAGGCGAGCAGCGTCTTCTCGGCGCAGAGCTTCGTTGCCCCGTACAGGTTGGCCGGGCTGCAAGCCTTGTCGCTGCTCAGCCCCACCACGCGCCGCACCCCGCACTCCAGCGCCGCGCGCGCAACGTTTAGCGCACCTGTTACGTTTGTAGCAATGGCCTCCCCGGGGTTGTACTCACACGCGGGAACTTGCTTCAGGGCCGCGGCGTGGACCACGATGTCCACGTCGTGCATGGCCAACTCTAGCCGGCCCTCGTCGCGCACGTCCCCAATGAAGTAGCGCAGGCTCCGGTCATCGAACCGCTGTTGCATCATGTGCTGCTTCCACTCGTCGCGCGAGTAGGCGATGATCCGACGCGGCCCGGGATTCATGTCCAGCAGACGAGCGACGAAGGCGTGGCCAAAACTTCCCGTGGCCCCGGTTATAAGAATTGACCGGCCGGCGCAGATGTTCATTCCCCCCACCTAACCCCACGTACCGCACGCCATGTCTCGTCTATGAGAAGCAACCAGTGAGCATAGATCCACGCCAAGAGAGCGCGTGGCCCGGTGATGACCACGAACGCCTCGGCTACTTCTCCGCTTGAGTCCAGGTACGGTTTCCCAGAACGCCATTGGTAGTATCTGGCTATCGATCGCCACGGAGAAATGGACAAATCGAAAGTCTGGTTGGGGTTGACTTTCAGAATTCGGCAAACGGCCGAACCGCGCTTGCATTCTAGGTTGTTGCTTACCCCGATATTCACGCGATCTCCCGCATGCTGTTCATCGTTACTCCGTATCTACGAATTCCCAAGAAAACTCGTATCCTGTCGGTAGGGAATGGCACTCTGGCTCGGTTCCTGATGTCGTCATCATTTGATAGATCGGCTCGTTTACCACGAGTTTGAAATGCCCTCCCCTTAAACGAAAGGGCGAACGAGCACCTCCAGGCGCTCGGTTGCGACATCATTGCCTAGCATCCGTCCAGCCACAACCTTGGCTTGGTCGGCGGTCTTCGCAACAATGGCGATGGGGCCAAGCGCCAGCCTTTCCTGCGCTCCGTTTTCCTCTTCCTTCTTCGTCGGCTTCTCCAGAATGGCTACTTCGAACAACGACATGGTGCCCTCCTTTTCATTCGTTTTTGAACCAAACCGCGCCCAGTGCGCCCAAGCAACTTCCTCCCGCATCATACTTAACAGATTGCTATCGATTGTCATCCGATCTCCCGCATGAGCACGAAGGCCTCTGCGTAGGCGACCCCAACGGACGCGCCGCGGTTGATGGCCAGCGCCTTGACGTTCTCGTATGACCTTGCATGTGGTGCCAATCGCATCTCCTCTTTGTAGGCCTCAAGCGCCCGGAGCTTGCGCACCATCTGATCCTCGGTCACCGACTCGAACCACGTGGGCACGAACGCAGGCTGCGCCCACCACTCCGTGGAACTGACCACCTCGGCCGCCAGCACGCGACTCGAGTACGGTCGGCCCGGGATGGGCCTACACGCCGTCAGCACCGCCTCGGCCAGCGTACGGTGGTCGCGGTTGTTGTCTCCTCGCCAATGAGTGATCACCTCGTGCGGGTCGCTCCGGTCAATCAGTTCCTGCGCCCAGGATACAAGGTCGTTGAAGCAGACCGTCTCCAGCATCTGGTCCGGGAACCACTTCCGAATCAGCGTCGGCGGGTAATATGGCGCTCCTTTGATCGCGGAGAATGCGGCCCCGCAGGCATCGTACAATTGCGCCGTGCGACTGCACGCGATGGCTACAGCCACATCCTGGCGCTTGGCCAACGTGGCCCCACACCCTAGAATCTCGTCGTCGGGGTGGGCGAAGATGGCCAGTGTCCTCATGGCTTTGCTCACACTAGGCTCGATGTCAATTCGATTAGACGATCGGCCATCTCTTCTGGAGTCTGAAGTGGAGGGAGCGTCTCTTCTTCTTTGTTCTTCCGCTTCTCGGTCTCCAATTCGCGACACTCTGCGAGTAATTCAGACCACTTGATCACTACCACTCCGGATTGCACGCGGTAGACAAGCGCCCGAGCCACATCTTTGGCCATCTCGAAACTTTCAATCCCGTGTATGAAGTGGTACGGCTCACCATAGATCCAACTGATAGCTACTCCCGCCTTGCCATCCCCTTCATTGAATGGCCCAATGAGGATGGCGTCATCTAGACAAAAGAACTTACTACTGGGGGTCTCTAGAATCGCGGAATCCCTTTTCATGCTCTCTCTCCAAAACCCGGCATAGTCGTGCGCCTACGCCCAGCCGGGAAGAACACGATCTCACGCACCGGGAATTCAACCTGCGTGTCGAGCGTCAGCGTCTGCCCGTCCACCAGTACGCTCCCGTTCGTCACCCATCTTCGCAGTTCCGAGTTGCTAGGCGGGTAGTGCGGCTGCCCCTCGGCGGAGTAGGGAACGCGCTTCTCGTCCCGCATCCATCGCAGGAATTCGCAGGCTGTCATAGCCCAAGCACCTCGATCGCGTCTGCTGGGTCATGGTTGAGCAAGAAGTCGAACGCCGATAGGCCACCAAAGAAACCCGGGAACGCCTGGGCGTATGACCGAATCTGGAAGTCCTGGAACTCGATCGACACACCCGCTCGGCCGAATGCCTCTACGTCGGCGTAGTTCGTGCCATGTGCCCCGAAGTGGAAGTGATCCGCCCCTAGGGCCTCGCAGACATCCAAGACCAACTGAGAGCCCTTGGACTTCAGTCCGAGCGACGACAGGCGCACCCACCGCGGGTTCAGACCAAACTGCCAGAGCAGGTAACGCAATAGGTGCTCGTCTAGCTCGGCTAGCAGATCCCAATGCACGGCGTAGGTCGAATCGAGAAAGGGGAGGTGTCTCTCGGCGTAAAGCGCCTGCCTGTAGTTCTGCTCCCACGTGCGCCAGTGTTTGCGCCGCCAAGCATCCCCCGCTATCCGAACATCCTTCACCTTCGCGTCGCGGTCCCGATGAACGGGCACCGTCAGCCACTGCGAGCCCTCGCGCGTGCGGATGAGCACCCTGTTCTCGTAGCCCGAGTCTTCCTGCTGGACATCGTCCCACCATACGAACGTGTCGGCCTGGGCTATCTTGGCGATGAGTCCGAGCCATGGTGCGTAGGTGGGTTGGTGGCCGGTGAGCGTCACTCACCCTCCACTATGTCGAATTCATCAAAGCAGCAGATCTCTTCGTCCTTCCGGCCGTTTCGCAGCCCACGAAAAAGACTAAACTCGCATTTCCACTGTGGACGATAGTCATCGATCAACTCAACAACCGTCCCAGCGTCATACCACGTGTTCGGTCGCGCAATGTACCTCATACGTCCACTCCCCGTTTTGTCTTCACCGTGGAGCTGCCCCGGCCGGTGACTACCATACCTTTAGGGCACGAAGAACAGCCTCTATCGACTCTGGGGCTACACCCTCAATCCAACGAACTTGTCCCGAGAGACGAATGGCGTCCACGCCGACGATGTCGATCCTATCCAGCCGTACCCAAAACCTCTCGTTATGACTGATGATCTCTATCATCATTTGCGATTCCCCCCGTTTGGAGCTGCCCCCAGGGTTCGAACCTGGAACCTGTCGATTACAAATCGACGGCTCTTCCAATTGAGCTAGGGCAGCCCGTTTGTGCTGTGTGCCCGCATGACGCAGTCTGCTCCGGTGCTACCAATGTTTCTGATGTTGACCACCTCGTAGCGTTTTCGAGCGTCGTTAACTCTCTTCTGAGATTCCTGAAGCTCCCGAAGCGCTCGAACCAACTCGGAGTTAGACGCAATCAGCTTGGCTCGGATCTCCCTAGACGATCGCATCTCAACCACGATGAACACCAGTCCACACATGAAAAACCCAATGAGAAACGCTTCCATCACGACTCCTTCGCCTGAAAGTACGCGGCTAGCGCCAACTGCTGGCGCAACTCGGCCGACTTCTCAAGCCCGGCCAACAGCCGCTCGTTGCTCGTCCGGACCTCCTGCGCTTGCTCGGCTATCTCGCGCTTGAGCCGTACACAGGCAGCCACGGCCAGGAAGCACCAGCAGGCACACCCGATGCACGCCAGGGTTGCAAACCCAGCGGCCGCATAGATCCAAGCCATTCTCTTTTTCCCCCTACCGCACCACCCGCGCGTAGCTCATGCACGAGCCCCACCAGAAGCGCCGTAGGCCGTCAGTGCGAGACAGGATTCCAGACTCAAGCAGAGCCTGAGTCTCTCCCGGCCATTCCCGTATATTGACTTCATCGAAGGCGACGATGGCGCCCGGTACGAGTCGCGGCCCGAAGATCTCCAAGGCTGCGCGCGTCGGTGCATACACGTCGAAGTCTAGCACAAGTAGCGAGATTAACAAGTGAGGATTCTGCGCCAGGTATTTCGGGATGGTCTGCCGCGCGTCGCCGGCCACGATCTCAATCTTGGGGATCTGGCCGATGGGCCGGTTGGCATCCATGGCCCGCGCGCATCTCTCAATCTCGGCTTGGGCATCTACGGCCAGTTCCCCGTCCGCGTGGTGCCCGCCGTCCTTGGCCTCGACCCCCTCCAGCCCGCGGAATGAGTCGAACCCGACGACCCGGCGCTGATGGTTGAACGGCTCCAGGATCGAGGATAGCTGCGCCCACCAGAATAAGCCGCCGCCCCTGTAGACGCCGCACTCCACCACGCTGCCCTGTACCTCCAAGACTTCCTTGAAAATCTCATAGCGGGTCAGGTAGCGCGTCAAATCCTGCCTGGGAACGTAGGCCGGGAAGGCGCGCAGGATGTCCAGGTCAGAGTAGGGTGAGCTAGAGATGAGCGGACCGTAATCCTCCCGGGGGTCCGGAGGACAAAACTTCCATGTCGGCTCGCGCATTTCACTTGCCCCCCAGGGCCCCGCCGCGCTCACGGTGCTCGCACCACGCGACGATCGCCCGGGCAGTCTCGACGCTACCCTGCGCCACGTGCGCCCCGATGGTGAACCGGCCGTTCTGCTGGCGGATGTTCTCGGCCTGGGCGCGCACCTTGACGAGCATCTCGTCTACTGCCTTGTCCTTGTCCTCGGCCGTCTTCAGCGCTTCAAGCTGCGGCGTCAGGATCTCGAAGGCCTTGACGAGATTCGCTGTCACCTGGGCATGAACAGCGTTCTCCTTCCCGTTGGCCTCGATCTGCTCAATCTGCTCTCGGATGAACGAGACGAGCGCCCCGTTGCTCCCGGGCTCGGGCGGGTAGCTGTAGCCGTAGACGTGGTTCGCCTTGCACAGGGCCGAGGACTGCGGGATGTAGACCTTGACGCCCATGCCGTCCGCGATGCCAATCAGATACTCTGCGCACGGACGCTGGTAGCTATTGTGCGATGCGAAACCCTCGGCTACGAATGTCCCCGTCGATGTCTTAAGCGCCACGACTTCCTGTTCCCCGAGATCTTCGATGCTCACGACTGACGGGGGCTCGATGCGGACTTGCAGTACTCCCAACTTCCCGGCATCGAATTTTTCAAGGAGTCGCACAGGGCGGATGCTCCCCAAGAAACGAACCAACTCGTGGCGGCCCTCGCTGATTCTATAGACTTCCATTTCGTTCCCACTCTTCAATACCCGTGTTCTCTTCTTGAATGGGAATCCGCGAATTGACAACTCGCGCTCTACGCGTCGCGACATGGCATTCGGTCGCTGGCTAAATCCGAGAATGCCGTTATTGCCTCCGTTGTCGCTATGGCTGGTCTGGGTCAAGTGCCCTTCCCCATCGAAGGCTGCGGCCAGGTAGCCGCCACCTTCGGTATGGTCCTCATCCCAGACGTTCACCAGCTTCACGATTCGGCTTGGATTTCCTGACCGACTCTGCGGACTGAAGTGCCCGGGCGCCTTTAGCGTTTCGGCTGTGCGCCAGTGGTAGTTGGATTCTCCGTTGGTCGTTAGCCATCGATGCTCTCTAGAGCACATCAGCGTCGTACCATCGGACATGTGCAACCGAACGCTGGGCCTCTTAATCCTCCCTACACCCTGGACTGTAGCCTTGCGCCAGCGCCGGGGCTTGTTCACTGTCGATTCTTCGTCGTAGCCAACGATCTCGTCATTCTCCTTCAGCGTCCCGGCCGGAACCCATCGCAGATCGGAAGTCAACACTTTCGTCTCTGGACCAACACAGTACTCTTCATTGGTCAACAGGTCGATTCCGTAGAGATGGATTTCCTCGTAGCCGTCTGCGATGGCCGTCGCCATCATGTAGGCGGGCGTCGACGTGAAGTAGGGCTGCTCGCTGTGATGCGAGAACATCTTCCCCATCTCGGCCACGGGATACTCCACGCTGGCCGCGATCTCCGGGAAGCGCTTCTGCATGTACACTGGGCAGAACTTGGGGTCGTCCGGGCCCGGGAGCGCGCATAGGTAGTTCCAGTGGTCAAGCCCCTTCGTGATCCCGTCGGGCCTGGGCTTGTTCGTCTTGATGCGGTCCTCTTCGTGCATCTCGAAGAGGCGATTCCACCGCGGGATGACTCGGTAAAGCTCGTTCAGCGCGAAGATGTCGAAGTCGTCGTCGCCCCATGGAGCAAGGTCCTTGCTGCTCGATGCGTAGCCCACGAGCGCGACCTTGCGCGACCGCCGAATAGTGTGCCCTCCGACGATGCAGGGAAATCGGTCTGCCACTTAATCCTCCTTCTTTGGGTTTGGTCTAAAAACAGCGAGGACTACTGGATCTATAAGCAGTTCCTCTCCGGGGTCGTGCCCGCTTCCGCCACTCTCCTTTGACCCGACAAGATACATTGTTCTTCCTTGTCCATAGTAAAATGCATCTCGTCCAATGGCCGCCGCGTAGTCCTCGACGTCTCCATCAGGCGGTATCCCAACGACGGATGTCCCACCGAGCATTTCTCCCGTCTCTTCATCTCTCGCGAGCATTTCCCTGCTTGGATTGAGCGTATCGCCGAGACTGAGATCATCCCTGTCAGCCCTTAGTCCGAAATAGGGATAGCGCTCTCTGGAGATAATCTGCTTTAGTCTGGTCGGGCTAAGGCCGATCGATTGCGCCCATTCCTTTGCGGGAGTCTCTTGTTTGTGCCCCATCAGGAACCCCCGCGAAGACCAGGCCTTATCGTCCTCGGGCGACCACGTTTCTGTACTACCCCCCGTCCACTGGTTCCCCCGGAAGGGGTGGCCCTCGAAATCACCCTTACTCACCGCTTCTTTTGGGCCGCCGCCTGTCTCTTCCTCCTCTGCCAAAGATCCGTCTTGCTCTGGTTCCTCGACTGGCGCAGATGTGGGCGGCGGCGTAGGCTCCTCCCCGAGTGCAGTACGCGGCGCATTCGGGTCCGTCCCCTGCCGCTCGATCTCGTCACGCCCCTCCGTGGGCAGCTTTGCCAGCGTGTACAGATGCCGCGTCAGCACCTCGTCGGGGAATACGTCCACGCCCGCCTTGGACATGCTGTCCAGCAGCGCTCCGATGGCCGACAGGTCGGGGATCTCGATTTCGCCGTGGGAGAGCTTGGGGCACAGCGCAGGGTCCCACCCATTCAGCGCCGCGAGCCGCGGGATGCCATGGCGGTTGAACACATCGGCGACCGAATCCACGATGCACGTCAGGGCCACGGCCAAGCTCGTAAACTTGTTTCCGGCCAGCGCGAAAGATCCGGTCTTCTCGTGCCCCACCATGATCACGTCCGTGAGCATCGCCTGGACCTTGCGTAGGTCCCACATCTCAAGCAGTCCCTTAACGTCAAACTGCCGCGCGCCGGCCGCCTTGAGTAACTGAACGTCCATCATGTATTCGCCCTGCTCCGTCTTGTCCGAGCCGAGCAGGATGAAGGCCTGTTCATGCTGGTGCAGCTTCTCCAGGATTCCCTGCATGGCCGTGCGTACGGCCTGCTGATTGGAAGTCGCGTTGGCCGTCAGGCACTCCATCGGAACACGCCCAACCGGGATGCCGGCCAAGTCGCGCTCGGCGCCGATCGAAGAAATCTCGGCCAGCTTCTTCCCGATGTAGTAAGGCCAGTATGCCGACCTCAGCATTGACACGCCCTCGGGATTGTTCTTGGCCGGGCGCACTCTGAAGAGCAACATCTTCTCGATGGGAATGTACCGTTCGAAGTAGAAGGGCGCGGCCTGCTGATAGAGGCCCTGAATGCCACCGTTGTCGTCCAGGTCCCAGCGCGTAACCGTCTCCTGCGCGCGGATGGCGATCTTGCGCCAGCCGATGGCCCCGTCGGTGTACCGCGAGCCAGACCCGGGGTTGTCTGTGTTGACCCCCGTCCTGCGCTTGTAGACCAACTCCATCGGCGCGAAGCCGAATTCGATGCAGCTCAGGGCCTCGGCGATCGTGTCGGACCACGAGTAAGACATGTCCTCGCGGCACTCGTCAACGAACTGAGCATACTGCTGCGCCTTGGCCGACTTGTCCGCGGGGTCGACGTGCCAGTCAACCTGGCGAATCAGGCCCTTGATCAGCGCGAGCGACCCGCCGATGAGTGGGTCATTGTCGGCCATCTCCCGCTTGACGCGGTTCCCGTTCTGCCCCTGTAGGGTGGTGAGGAATTCCTCTTGGATGTAGCCGCCAGACCACCGGAGGCCGGATGCCCCGACCTCGCTAAAGGCGCTAATCTGTATCGGTCTCTCCGGTAGTGGCATGGTGCTACCTCCCTCTGTAGAGCAACTTCTTCCCGTACCGACCAAGCCCGATGCGGCAGAGAATGAATGCGCACAGACCGCGGTATCCGCAGAACCCAAATAAGAGCGCGTATGATTCCCCTTCTAGGACGTAACAAACGAAGGGGGCGGGCCAGTATCGCATCGCCTTCGGCATCGTCATCTCCCCATCAATTCGCGCATGATCTCGTCACTGCGACTCTGGAAGATCGGAGGCGCCAGCGTAGATCTAGCAGACGCAAGTTTGTTGAACGCTCCCGACGCGGCATCGACTTGGTCGCAGAACCCATGCACCCCGTCAAAGTTCTGAAGCTCCACTAGGAACTTCTCAGTCCATCCAGCCTGCACGATGTCCACGTTCCCGGCCTCGGCCTGCGCCGAGAACGGACCCGCGCGTGTGACTTTATCACCAGTCACCCTTTCGGCGTGAACCTTGAACCCGGCGAGATTCCTAACCGTGTTCTCCGCGCTTTCCTTTCCACCGCTTCCCGGCTCCTGCTCGGTCCACACTGAGACAGCGCCCCGCAGTTGCGCATCGGACAGTGCCGTCTGTTTGATTACCGTCTCGCGATTGAGAGCAGACCATTGCCCACGCACAATGTCGGCCACGACGAATCGTCCACTCGGGCGCCGGCCCATCAGAACTCCAGCCGAGAATTTCCCTCCGTCCTGAGTGCCAGCCTTGTCCCAATATCGAACCCATGTGGTAGTGTCAGTCGGAACTGCCGCCAGGAAAGACTTGAACCACGAGCGATCGAACACCTTGCCCGCGGTAGCCTTGATCTTCCAGTTTCCATGCAGCAGTCGCTCTCTGTCGACCAGGGGCTGCGCAAGCAGGTTCGCTCGATACCCTGGGTCTGCCGTTTCTAGAGCCGGATTGTCGTCCAGTGTCCCGGGGATGAATGTCAGGCTCTTCGGCTCTGATCCCGGGAATTGGGCCAAGAGTCCCTCGCGCGTGTCGTCCCAGTAGATTTGTTCGCTGGCCCTGACAAACCAGCGGATGACGCCAGCGCGCTCCTTGATGGGATATCCCGTCTCTGAATCCCACCACCACGCGATCAACTTGTTCAGCCACCCACCAACGGGGTCGTCGTCCGGAACAGGATTGCATGTCCCGCGGACGTAGGGCCGCACCTTGGCCCGGGCCGAGCGGTTGCGTGTGAACAGAAACCAGAACTGAGCCTCTTCGAATTCCTCTAGCTGGTCGAATAGAAACAGGGGCACCTGAGACCCCGACCATCCCTTGGCATCCTTGACGTGCTGTAGGTGAGAAAATGAAACCGTCATCCCCGATGGGAAGCGGTAGAGATGTTCGTTCTGATTGGCCTCCGCTCCAAGCAGCGGGTACAACTCTCCAGCCTCGTCCCAGAGCCCACCCTCGTTCGTGATCTGCGGATAGGTGCGACGAAGAATCACCGCTCCGAAATGAGGGTTGTCTTTGTGCCGCACCGGCTCTAAGAGCAGCGCCCACGTCTTCCCTGCTCCGGCCGCCCCGCCCGCGATGACGATATCGGCCGGCGATGAGAGAAACGCCTCCTGAAGCCCGGTCTGTGGGCGAATCTCTACCCGCTCCCGCTCGCTCATTGCTTCGCCCGTCCGTTGTCGGGCACGTAGAACAGAACGAGCGGCCCCCCATCCTTGCCCGTGTGCTCTACCTTCTCGGTCAGGAGCTTGTGGTAGCGCGCCAGGATCTCAAGCGCTCGGTTCTTGTCCCATCGCTTGACCTTGGCTACCTCTACCTCCGTCTCGGTCCCAGGAGTCCGCTTCGTCTCGATCTCCACTCCGGCCACGGCAGCCGCCACCTCGTCAGACCAATCCGCTGGCGCCTTCAGGTTTCCCTTCTCGTCGTACAGTGCTCGGGGGTCACTGAGCGCGATTCTCGACAGTTCCTGTAGCACACGCTCGGCGCTGGCGGCCGTCTTCTGTAGCTGCTTGCTGGTTCCTTCTGCTATCGCGGCCTCTATTAGAGGTTTTGATAGTAATTGCCAGCCCTGGGCCGGGGCCGACTTGGCGCTGTACCCAGCCCTTGCGGCGGCCTTTGACGCGTTCAGGTCGATTAGATACTCGGCGACAAAACGCTTCTGTTTGGCCGTTAGCTTTCGCCCCGGGACTCTCTTCTTGGGCATCTTGCTAAGTTAGTCCGTGGCTGCTCGGTGGGTTCACATCCACGATCCCACCGTCTGCTTGGGCCTGGCTTCCAACTCGGCCAACTGCCTTCGTAGCGTCTCTGCCCTGCGCAAGCGGTTGGCTTTGGTGGTGGGTGATTCGACTGCCCGGGCCTGGGCTTCTCGGAACGACCGGTTGAATGCGTGGGACGCAGAGCGGAAGCCCACGAGTCCTAGCTCCCCATCTACGATCATGTCGGGCCACTCCGAGTCGAGCACGAGCCAGCGCTCCTGGCTCCCGTGGATCGGGCAGCGGGGCATGTATTCATCCTCCGGCTCGGATAGCTGAAGCTCGCAGTGAGTACAGGCTCGATAGGCCACGCGTCTCTCCCCCATTCTTACGGAGCTGCGTTTACCGTCATCGTGCCTGCGTCCAGGGCCAACGTATTCGCGGCCGTGGTCAGGCACCAGAGCACGTAGGGCACCTGTGTGTTGGCTTCCCAGGTGTGAGACTCGCTCGATGTCATCTCGCAGTAGACGCTCTTGCTCCCCACCCATACGGCAGACTTGGAGAAGTTGGCGTCCGTGGTCGAGTAGTCGATTTCGAGCGTGTACGTGGCGCCGGAGCTAGCTGTGCTGGGCCATGACGTGGACGCAAACGCCAGTTGTAGGCCGTCCACGAAGAGATAACTCCCGCCCCTGTAGATGGTGATTGCCCCGCTGGTGGTCACCGGGGATGTGACATCGATGCTCGCAGAGCCGATGTGGGCCAGGCGGTCGAGTAGGTCACCACGCGTGGTTGTGTAGGCTTCGAGTTGGGCAAGGTACGCGCCGGCTCCAGAGACCAGGCCCGATGTGGATGCCGTCCATACCGCCGCCGGCACGCCCGATACGGCCGCGTCAAGGTTCTCGACCCCGGCCTTTCCGATCACCCACATGGCCGGCAGATCCTGCTGCTGAACGCTCGTTGTGGCCGTGTGGAATACGCCGGGCAGCACGATGTTGGTGGGGGTGACTGCGCTAGAGCCTAGGACGTAGAGGTAGAGGCCCCCTCCGATTTCGCTGGCCGACTGAGCGCTGACGATCGTGTTGCCGCTGCTCCCATAGGCCGAGAACGTGACCGTCAGCCCTGGGACACCTTGGATCGTCGTAGAGCCAACGTAGAACGCGACGTAGCTTAGCTTGTTGCCCGCTTTCTCGATCATGGCGCACCGCCCCTAGGCGGCGTTCCCCAACTTGACCACCTTTGAATATGCGCCGCCCGAAAGAAGAGTGCTCAGGCCCACCGTGTTGTGCGTGGTGGCCAGGTCCGTCAGCCCCTCAGTGTATTCCGTCTGCGTCAGGCCGTAGGCCGTGAAGTCAAAGGCCCCGATGCCATCCATGGTCGACCCACCATTCATGGTGTATCGGGCAAGCAGCTTGGCCGCCTTGCTCTGTACGCAAGCGATCTCGTTAACAACCTCTCGCATCTCGTTCAGCGAGGCCGGAATAAACTTTTCTGCTTTTGTCATGATGCCCTCCTACTAGAACGGGTACGCTAGCCCCGCACCGCCATTGTACAGCATGCCTATCTCTGTCGTCGTGAGCGGCTTGCTCCACATCCCGAGTAGATCGATTGCATTCCGGAATGCCCCCAGATTCGTGTTGCGCGTATGGACAAGCAGAATGCTCGACGTGTCGTCAACCATGGACGTTGGCGTTGAGACGAGTGTCAGGGTTCGCTCTGTGCCGTTGATCCAACAGCGAAGCCTCGTCGCGTCCGTTGGCTGTGTGCCGTCCCACACAAAAACAACGTGCGAGAAGACACCAATCGTAGAGCCAGAGCCGGCCGCTGTTGTGCCGGTCCCTGTGCCATTGATTCGGAATTGCCACCTGTCCTCGGTCGTCTGTGAAGACCGCGTCAGAATCCAGGTGTTCGCATTGTTGTCGGCGAGGGGCCGGTGCCGACCCACGACACCGCGGGTGACGTTGTCCGCGGCCGTGGTCCGCACAAAGCATGAGACCGAGAGCTGCGTAGCGCAGAACAACCCGGCATCGTAGGCCCGCGTGAGGTAGTTCCCCACGACCCCATCGTCGCGATAGGCCGCACTCCCGATAACGCCGGCCACGTTACTAACGCTACCGGTCTCCGAGAGCGTGCGCCCGGCAGTGGATGAGTCGAGCCTATTCCCCGAGGCCTCGTCTAGATTGTACCAAGCGAGTAGCCCCGTCAGAAGCGACGACGGCCCAGACACCACCGCGGGCACGGGCTGGCTCCATGCCAGTGGCCCAATCTGTCCTCGCGCGGCCAGGGGCGTCAGCATCTAGGCGACGCAGGCGAGCGGGAATCGAACCCGCATCCGAGAGTGGGGGTGACTCCGGATCCTTCCACCTTCAAGGTCGCCCTTGTCATGGGGAGGAGAGGTTAGACGACGGGGTGAGTCTTGAGCCAGTTCCAGCCCCAGGTCGCGATTGCGACCACGGCGCCAGCAACGACGGGGCCAAGAATAGGCAGGGCCTTGAGATCGTCCAGGCCCGCGCCATTCGCCACGGCGCCAAGCGCGCCAGCCGCGGCGGCGACAAGCAGCGCCTTGCCGGCCTTGGCAAGGCCCTTCTTCCAGTCATACGCCATGATTTCAGCTCCTTTGAGACCCAACTTGACGGCCGACTCAAGCGCGGGCCTCAGTGCGCTGAGCTGGGATGCGGCGTTAGCCTTAGCCGACGCCAAGAGTGCAGATACCGTAGCCGGCCCAATGGCAGCCAATAGGAGAGCGCCAACAACCGACGCATCGAATGAGACGAGCGCAACCTCTAGCCACGCGGGTATCCCGCCGGGGCGTTCCTCTGACACGTAGCGATAGGCCCAAGCCGCGCCGACCGCGTGCTGCTCCTGCTCTGATCTCCCGGGAGCGAGGCAATCGCCGGCCATCGTCGCCACCGCGTCCCATTCCTCGGCAGTCGGTTCTGTGGCGTGCCATGTCGTCGTGCGTCGCTTCTGTTCTTTCGGAGCGAACGTTGCGCGGCAGTATGGGACTCCATCTTCCTTGAATCGTTGGATGATGATCGTATAGGGCGTCACCGTACCAGCTCTCCATCTACTTTTGAGTCCAGGGCCACAGCGGCTACCGATAGGGAGTTGCCCAATAGTGGGCTCTCAATCTTCCACGTTCCGAATGGTGCTCGGATCGCCCGGATGCCAGCGGCGCGTATACAGTTAACCATATTGTCCGCTCCGGCGGGATTGAAGCTATGTACGATCACCCTCAAGTCCCTGGGCAGACGCTGACTACGTCTCGCTATCTCTCTCGCAACCGACATGCCCGTCTCCGGATCATCGGAATCAACGAACGTACGACCGCCAAGGTCGTGGTCCAAACAGATGAGATCAAACTCCTTGTCAAGAGCGAGGATCGCCTCCGCGGCGGTCGAACACATCGTGACATCGTGACCGATCGCCATTTCTAGGAACTTGAACTGCCGGTATTGATCGTCGTCTAGGAATAGGATCCTCACAGTACCAACCCTCCATCCACGAACGACCTCCACGCTCGCTTGTGCGCGTCCACGAGCGGCTCCTTCCACGAGTCGCTGCACGGCTGCCCGGTCCCGCTCTGGCGCTGCCACGAGAACATGAGCACGCCCACCACGCGCGGGCGCTCGCGCACGTAGGCCGCGGTCGCGTCCTGAAGGGCCGCCAGCGTCTCGACCTTGTCCCAGGTGCAATTCCGAGCGTAGGCCTGCTGCACCAGGATCACTCCCTTGCCGGCGGGCACGCGTGGGAGTTGCGCGTCAAGCATCTTGTAGAGCGCAGGCTTGACCTCTGCGACACTCGCCGGGCCTGGGGGTGGCAGGTACCCTTCCAGGCCCACCAGATCCAACGTGGGCGACGTGTGGGCGTCTCCACTCATGATCTGTTCGCACGTGTACGTGATGGCTAGGGGCCGGGGAGACAGTCCGAGGCTGGAGATCTTGGCCTTGATTGTCGCCGTCGCAGAGCGCACCGCCGTGCCGAGCGTGCGCCACGGCTGTTGCGGCCCGGACGCCCCAAGAATCGTCTCGCCCCTCGTCCAACTCGGCTCGTCCGTGACTTCGATCCATCGGACTCGGTTCCACGATGGCGCCACGGCGCGCAGGATCGGCCCCAGGCAGGCATCCGACCACAGGCCGCTTCGGTTGTCGAGCCCGACCCCAAGGACGATGCCCTTGCCCGCCGCTGATGCCTGACGCGCCTGGGCACCGATCCGGCTGGCGAGCACGTTGCAGTCTGTGGCCCCGTCAGCGTCCACGTCCCAGGGGTCGATTCGCACGACAGAGACGCGGCCCAGCACCGGGGCCAACTTGTCTCCCCAGCGGCTGCCCACGGTTCCCTGCGGAGCGCCCGTGAAGTAGTAGCCCACCCCGAGTAGCCGGCCAGCCGGAGAGGGAGTCGGCGTGGGCTCGGGACTCGGGGTGGGCTCCGGCGTCGGTGCCGGCGTCACGGTTGCGGTCGGGGATGGAGGGGGTGTTGGAGTGGGGCGCGGCTGGTCCCACGGACAGGAGACGCAGAGCAGCGCGCCGCAGATGGAGACGGTTGCCGATGCGAGGAGATGGCGGGCGATCATCTAACACCTCACCAGCAGCACAAGACCAAGGATCACCAGAGCCCCCAAGGCGAACGCCCCGATGAGCCAGAGCCACGCCTGGAACTTGAGCCAGCCGCCCCACTCGCCCCAGTCCGACATCAGGCTACCTGATCGGTGGTCGCCACGGGATCGGGCTCAGCCTTCGGCGCCTTGCGACACGCCGGGCACAGGCCCGGATATCGACCAGGCCCCTTGACCTCGTGCTGAAACTCGGCCCCGCACTTGCGACACGTCAGAGTCTTCGTCTTGGACACTTGCTATCTCCTCTTCCTTCTACTGGTTAAACGTCGACCGTACCTCAAGAACGTTCCGCTCGTCTGTCACTCCCCGGTCGGTTATCAGGACTTGGTGTCCGCATGGTGTCGGATCAGCGAGAGCCTCTACGCTGGCAATCACGATTCTATCACCCTTCAGGAATCGGACCCAATCCCCAACGTAGATTCCGCGCTGCGGCGTCCTGGTCTTGTAGCGGATCACCGCTTCTCCTCGCTGAGGCAGATGCCGCAAGAGATGCCTCTCGGCGGAGTTCGCTTATACCATGCCTGCTTGTGACCGCAGTCTAGCTGAACTATGTATCCCGATCCGTCTGGAGTTGCGACCGCCGATACTGTTCGGTGGTAGTGCTTGTGCTTTGCTCGCTTTTCCTCTTCTCGCTTCCTGTGACTCTCGATGATGTCGGCTTGATTCTGCAAACGTCTCTCTGCCTGGGCGTAGATCACAAGCGCGTCGAATGGATGAACATCGACACCGCATTTACACACGGCCATTCGGCGCGTTGTGTCGAGAATGAAGCCGCGGTGCCTGTGGTTGCACTCGGAGTAGTTCGGCTCTTTAATTTCGAAGAATGGGCTATTCGGATCTCCGGACCTGCGACGAGTCCTGTCGAACTCTTCGACCTTTGGCTTTTCTGGACTTTCTAGACGAGCCTTTAGGACGATCATCAGCAGCCATCCCGCATGAGTCCGAGCGCTTCCTCCCACTCGGCCTCGGTCCACTCTCCGCGCCAGGCTACCCACCCGATGCCGGTCTGTTCGGCCTCGCAGCGCAGCGCGTTCCAGCGCATGGGATCAAGCCCCGAGCCGCCGACCTCTCCCAACTCGTTGACGTTCAGGGGCCAGTCCTCGGACTCGGGCACCGCCCACTCGACGTTCTTCCCGATGTGCCGCGAGCCGTAGCCCGCGATGCGCTCCAGCCGGCGGATGTGGCTATTGCTCCCGATCGGGTGATGGTGCCAGCCGCGCTCGTCCAGCGTCGCGCGTACCACGTCGGCCACCCCGCGCTCCCAGGCCTCGGAGATGGCGCAGGAGAACGTTTCGTTGCCAATCTGGTAGGTCACCGCCAGATCGCCCGTCATCAGCACGGCCTGCCGAACCCACGATCGGGCGTAGGCGTGCGGCGCGCGCTCCATCGTGGCGCAATTGCCAAGCTTCAGACCCTGGACGTTGTGACTCCAGGGGTGCGGACGGTCAAAGTCCTTGGGCTTCAGTTCCCACCCACAGATCAGGTCTACCTCAACGTAGAGTCCCAACTCGTTCGCGCGCTGCACCATCTGCCGCATCCGCTGCCAGTAGGCATCATTCCAGCGGGTGAGATCAGCGCGCCCGTCTACCTCGGCGTAGCCATCGTGCGGCCCCTCGCTTGACTCGACGCGGTCGAGCATCGGTCCCAGGCGCCAGGTGACAAACGTCGCCCCGGCCGCCCGCGCACGCAGAAGGAAGGCCTCGTTGAACACGGGCCAGCCCTCGGCGATGTAGCTCCCGTCGCAGCAGGACGCAGCTAAGAGGAACGGCACCATGCGCCCCGTCCCCTG